GCGTTATTTGGCACGAAAGTGTGTAAGGCGTGTTTACCAAGTGTGTAAGTGTTAAACGCGACGTGTAAAACCGCTCTCTTACTTAAATTGATTTAAGACCCATTTATTGTGTCCCGGTGTGGCCCGGAGTACTGTTGAACCGGAGGAGGTGAGCGGACCATGCCGATAGGTCCCTTTGAGGACTTTGATGAGTGTGTTCGCCACTTTGAGGATGACCCTAATGTGGATGACGCCGAGGCCCTCTGTGGGTGGATGGACCAAAACAAGGACGCGCTTGAGGGGTGGAGTCCCGAGGAGGATTCACTTGAGGACCTCGTGGAGGCCCTCAATGACCCCGAGGCGCGGAAAGTGCTCCAATCGCTCACGGTTACCTATGTGAGTGGAGTGGAAAACCCCGCTCAAGACTCACAATGGGTGATGGCCAAGGACGCGGACGCGGAGGGAGCGGATTGGGGAGTCACGTCCCCACTCGTGGTCAAAGAGGGTCACGTCCACGAGGTCCAAGCCGAGGAGGACCGTGCGGAGAAAGTGGTCCAACTCAATGAGGAGGCGGATGAGGAGCGAAAGGCGTGGGCACCCGTCTTAATCCCCAATGAGGCGGACAAGGAGGGTGACGTTATCCCTCCGGGGGAGATTCAGGACGCCGCTCACGACTTTCTCGCCAAATTCCGCAATATTGACACGGACCATGACCTCTTAGAGGGGAAAGGCGTCCCCATCGAGAGTTGGACACTCAAGGAGGACCAAGCGTTTGCTCTCCCGGAGGGTGGAGACACCCGAGAGTACCCGGAGGGCACGTGGATGTTGGGTGTCCAATTCAATGAGAAGGCGTGGAGCCGCGTCAAATCCGGTGAGCTTTCCGGTTTCTCCATCTATGGAGAGGCGGAAAACATCCCGGTGGAGGAGATACTTGGCGGAGAGGCGGCCGGCGAGGTGGCCCGCTCCGCACGACTCCAATTCTCTAAGAGCGCCGAGGCCGTGGACGCGGACCTCCACGAGGAGGACCTCACCGAGGCTCACGAGGCAATCAAGCGCGTGGCCGAGGAGGCGGACGCCTCACCATGTGAGGTACTCGCCTCTTTGGCCGCCTCCGGCACCGACACCGACACCGAGGCGTCCGGTAAGACCTCCAAGCAACCCGAGGATGACCCTTGTTGGGATGGGTACGTGATGGTCGGGACCAAGACGGATGAGTTTGGCAATGAGGTCCCCA